CCTGAAATCTGCCAACCTTTGTGTCGCTATACCTGTATCTCCACCGCCACCACCTCTTTCGGCAAGCATCGCGCCTGCTTCAGCGTCTTGGGTATCAGCAAATTTCTTATCTTTGTCCTTACCGCCTAACATCTTTGCGGCTAGAAGGGCAGCACCGCCGAGGAGGGCTGCGTTACGGAGTCCTTTGCGTGCCATTATTTACCTCGCTTCAATAAGTCGGTCAATTTTTTCTTCAAACTTGTTAAAGCGCCCATCAATGTAACGCTCAAGTTTTTCAATCTCTGCTTTAGTGACGTTTTCACGAGTCACCTCCAGTTTAGTGTCGTTTAAGAGTTTTTCTAACATATTTAGTTTGTTGTTCTTTTCCCATGCAACAAACCCTGCCACACCTACTAAGGCAGATAAAACGCCAGACCAAGAAAATAGGATCAGTTGTTCCATATCAGCACTTCCACGCCCGAAGGCTTTTGTTAATACGGCTGTTTGGATCGTTAGCGGTTTTAGCGCTAGTCAACTTCTTTTTCATGCCTGTCATACGAGCACAGAATGACTTCTTGCGTGCGCCGCCTTCTGGTTGAGGGGCCTTCAGGCCGGGCTTGCCGGGGTTAGCAGCGTTATACGATGCTCTTCCCTTAGCGTTTAGCCCACCTTTTGGGTTCTTTCCCTCTTTGCGTTGCCACGCAGGAGTCTTAGCCATGTTATTACCCGCAAGTTAGAGTAAAGGCAGTTACGTTAGCCGTTGTTACAGTAGCATAGTCATTGGCTTGTACGTTACCGACTAAGACACCTTCAGCCGCCAAGAACAAACTATCGGCAAATGAATTACTAGAAGTAGGCGTTATTATCTTAACGAACGGAACTGTTCGGTTAGGTGAAGCCACCGTAAGAGAGCCAGCATTTGCGTTGCCAACGTAATACAAACCTTTAATTCGGGTACGAGGAAGTGCCAAAGAAGCGTCGTGACCAATCTTTACTAAGTTGGCAGTTGCCGCACTTGCACTAATACTTACAACTCCAGAATAGTAGTTAGTCGAAGAAGAAGTTAGATTAGGGCCCGTTACAACTTCCGTTGTAGTGTTACCTGTGGTATCTCCAACTTTGTATCCAACAATTGTAAAGTTAACGCCAGAGGTGTCAGAATTAGCCTCAAACGTAACTTTGAATCCGTAACCGTTAATTCCCGGGGTTGTGGCTAGTAGCGTCAACGATCCCGCCCCAGCAATAGCAGCAGAAGCGCGATAAAAATTATCGTCTACTTCAGGCGTCACCATCCATACATCATATTGCATAACATTCTCCTTAGACCGGGGGGCCGAAGCCCCCCATGATCACGCTAATTAAGCAGGATCGGCTTGGGTAATACCACCAGATACATCAGCAAAATTACCAAACCAAGAGTCATTGGCGTTTGCAGATACATATCCGCCAGCAATTGAGTATGTTCCTGCCAATTGATTACCGAAAACGGAGTTTTTACCAACGCCACCAGAAAGATCAATACCTGATGTGGTAAACGCACCGATTGTGTTTCCAGTAATGCTTGCTTGGTTCGTAGGAACAATGATGTTGCTTGCGCAACCTTGGAAAATGTTTCCAGCAATTGTGTAAATGTAGTTCGTTCCAATGCCAGCGCCTGTGGTGTTCTTCAGAGCCGCAGCGGTAGAACCGTTGAATTTACATCCGGTAATCACTACGTTAGTCAAACCACCGTTAAACTCAATGTGGTTCTGACCGCCGCTAAAGTGGCAACCAACGATGTTTGCGTGAGAAGCATCACGCTCTGCATTACCAGCACCACCGTCACGGAACAACTGAACGGCAGCGGCAGAAGCAGGGGCAGTATAGAAAATGTTAATTAAACGCCAGCCTTGCTGAATAATTTTCAAAGCAGGTGTACCAGCGGCAGCGCTCGTCCATGAAGAAGCGGCATAGTTTCCGCCCGTTGGGGTTGCGTCTGCGGTACGGGGCAGGTTTCCGCAACCAACGATGGTTACGTCAAATACCTGAACCGGGGTCGTCAGGGACTCAGTTACTTTACCAACAAAGTAAATGATGTCGCCAGAAGCGAGGTTATTAAACGCTGCTTGCATTGTGGTGAACGCCTGTGCGGGCGAACGACCGTTTCCGTTAGTACCGTTAGCGGTGTTAACGAACCATGCACGTCCTTGGGTTGAAGTTGAAAAAATCTTATTGGTGTCGAGGTTAGTACCTACGGGAACACCGCCAAATTGAAACAAACCATCTGCAACTGTAGTCATTTAAATCTCCTTGTCCTCTTCTCGGCGGAGCACCAGCAGTCTGACCAAGACCATGAAGGGACGCAATTAAAGGTCGTTAATGGGAAATACACAATACATTAAAGGGGGGTTTTTAGGCCCCCCTCTATATTACGACGCGCCGGGTGATCCGAACATTCCGAGCGGATCTGACCAGCCAAACGAATAACGCTCACGAGCCTTGTAACGGACGTTACCGGTGTCGAAGTCGCCGTCCATCGATGTTGCCATCGGAGTACGGATAAAATACTTCATACCGTTAGGAACGTCAGTCGTCAAGAACCAAGCATTAACGTCGGTCAAGAAGTGGTTAATTGTATAACCCTCTGGAATCGAACCGTTGCTCTTGATCGCGTTGATGTTGTTGTTAGCCGTATCAACCTGCAATTCAGTCTCAAGCAAACGAGTTGCAACGAACTGGAGTGAAGGCGGTACGATTAACTTACGGGGCTTAGCAGCGATCAGCAGACCACGCTCATCCGTCCATGCAGCAATCTGAATAACTGCGTTTTCCAACGAAGTCTCATTCAGGTCAGCAGGGGTAGAAGGACGGTTGCTGTTAACACCACCAGAGATCAGGGGGTGCTGAGTCGAGAACAGGGGCACGCCATCACCGCCGTAATACTGGCTGGAGTTGGTAAAGCCATTGTTCAGGATTGCAGCAGCCTTAGTCTGCTTGGTGTAAGCCATCGAACGAGCGAGTGCTTTGGTGTAACGAGCGCTGAGTGAGTCATAGAGGTTGTCCTCAATTGCCTCTTCAGTGATCGAGAAACCGTAAGCAATGGTCTCGTGCGTATAGCGAGCCGTGAAAGCCTCTTGTGCGTTGTCATAAGCAATCGCAGCGCCTTCAGACTTAACTGGGGCAGCCGAGAAGCCAGACAATTTGGTTTCCTCTTCAAACGAACGCTCTGAAGTTTCAGTAGCATAAATCTCTTTATGCTCTTCACCGTAGCGTGCGTACTCAAGACCAAACAAAGCGTTCAGACCCGGGAGGAGTTCTTTTAGTAGTTGCGAACGTGAAATAGCCATTTAGAATCTCCTTATCAAGTCGAGCCGCTACCGGTTGCTTGATAGTACGAATGGATGCCAAAGTTAAATTTGACAATACAATCCGTGAAAGCATCACCGGGAGTTGAGAAAGTTGGAGCACCGTTAACCAGATCCACAATACGGACTGCAAACGTAGAAGTGTTAGCAATCGTACCGGACTCTAGCGTAACTTTGCTGTTGCCAGTGGTGGTAGAACCAGCCGAGAAGTTACCTAACTCAGCGTTGTTACCAATCTTGGCAGCAGTAACGGAACCATCGGCTTGGACTTGATACAACTGATCCGGATCATCCACAACTCTGACCAGAATGTTTGTGTACCCAGCACTTACCGCGTTAGCGGGTAGGAACTGTGCAAACTGTGTGTACTTCAGCGTAGGATCGGTGTAAGAAACACCAACACAAACACCTACAAGGCCCTCTTCCGAAGGAACGGGAGTGCTGGTAACGGCGGAAGGCTGTCCATCTAACAGTCTCACTAAGTCACCGAAGAAAATACCAGTCGCGCTGTTAGTAGTCATCGAAATATCACGGATAGAACCACCCGTGAATGATTGACCACCGATCAGGTTGATTGGTTTTAGCCCGTATGGGCTGGCAGTTGTTGCCATATCAATCTCCTAAAAATTATCGTCTATTGAAACTGACCTCAGATCTCTTCTCGGTAAAGAGAGGCATCCTCGAATCATTTTCCCTCATAAAGTTGTTATCAACAGAATTAATTTGCTGTTGAGTCAACCGCTCATAGTAGTCTTGACGACCTTCTAAGATTTCCGTAGGAATCTTACAAAGCATCAAACCGCCAATCTCGACATTTCCACTGGCCTTAGACGAATCATCGAGCGCCATTTCCATTTCAGGATGGTCTTCAACCTTTACAGGTTCATACCCTTCACGACGACTCATAGATACATTACGAGCATCGCTTTGGCCCATCATGGCTGTTCTTACCCACCGAAATGAGTAACCTGCTTGCGGAATTGGATCTGGCAACTGTTGCGGCGGAGTATAAGCACGGACACGAGATTCGCGTTCACGAGTTTCTAATTCACGGTCAATTCTTGACATTATCTATTCTCCTGCAAGGCAACTTGTTTCGCATAAACTTCTAAGGGGACACCTAAGCGTCGAGCAATCGCCACTTGAGACTTCGTGAGCGTAACTTTTTTACTTGGTGTCGAACGGGTCGCCGGTGAAACCACCGTTGTCTGTTGGCGTTTTTCCACTTTGGCTGGTTCTTTATCAGCAGCGAGATCTTCATCGCCATCTGACTCAAAACGGTCAGGGAAAACTTGCCGAAGCCGAGAATCAATCTTCTCGTAATATTCGTCGCTCTGAGGACTTACCCCAGATTTAACTAATTTCTCATGTTGCGCATAGGCAATTGCAGTCATCTCTTCGTCTACTCCGAACCATGAATTTCTGTTGTACCAATTCACGGCCTTTTCGTCTGGAGGTGGTGCAGCCTGCGCAGTTTGGGGATAACTTACACCTAGATTCTGATCTTGTAAAGTAGATTCCTTATTAATATCTTCTTCACGGTACTTAGGTTGGTACGCTTTCCAATTTTCCTGCTCTCTTGAAATGCGTGAAATTTCAGTAATGGCATCTGCGACTTTTTCAGAGTCTCCAGATTCTTGTGCCTCTTGTAGCAAACGCTTGGCTGCTTTTAGGTCAGATTCAGCCTTACCCTGCCCCTGTTCGACCAAAACTCGCTCACCTTTTGAAAGTTGAACTTTTAAAGTTTTGTTCTCGTCGAGGAGTTTCTTAGCGTATGCGAGTGCCTCGGCTTGTTCCCTTGCCGCCTTGTCCTTTGCACGGCGCTCGTCATGCCAAGCACGCTTAAGTTCATCCAGCCTTTTCTGGACTTTCCCATTGACCTCGTCGATCTCGTCAACCTCCTTGGGCGCCGTCTTCATTGGCTTGCGGCCTTTGTCCTCGGGCGGAGTGTCGTCAACGATCTCTATTTCAATGTCCGACTTTTTGCTGGTTTTAGTGGGGGCAACGACCGGGGCGGTAGCCTCATACCCGGGGTTCATTACCTCTTCTTGGGGTGCCTCTTTTGCCTGCGCCAGATCGTCATTGATCTGTTCAAGCGTAGTTACAAATTCTTCTTTCGCCATTTCTTTCTCCTAATTACGCACGGGTGTAACCGCGAGGATCGTCAACAACCGCCTCCACCATGTCGTCGTTAATCAGACGGAATTCTTGCCCGTTTACCTTAAACCGGGTGCCTGAGTAGTTACGCATAATGATGAAGTCGCCTTCTTCGCACCAAGGCCCGGTGGGAAACTTATGTTCGTCTTTAAACGCCATATCACCGAGCTTTAGTACAAACCCTAAGCAGGAGGCTAATTCTTCCTGCCGTTGAGTGGAATCCGCCAAAATAAGTCCTGATTCACCCAGTTGCTTCTCAATCTTTGGTAGGGTGATCAAAATCTTATAGCCCTTGGGGACGGGCATTTTTAACGGGTCTATCTCTGCCGCCGATCTCTCGGTAGCCTCTTTGTCAATCGCGCCTATAGACATCTATAGTTCCTCTTGTCGTTTCTTGGCAGCATCAATTAGGTCGATGACCTCGCGTTCTGCTATTGCGATGCCTTCGATAACGCCGACTCGATGCCGGTAGTCAGCGTAATCCTGCGCACCCCCCAGTGCTAAATCATCTGCCTTATTGTTGAGATGCTCCCTCAACTTTTTCTTGATCAGATACTCAAAACTCTCTTGCTGCTCTTTACTCATTTAATCTCCTAGGTGGTTGGTGGTTTCTTCGCTTGCTGCAAAGTTCTTGCTATCTCCACCCCCAACTTCACCCCATCAGCCTCGTTCTTGGACTTAATCTGCTCCTTGTCCCTAGCGACCTGCGCACCGATGCGGGCTCCATCCACCTCGGCTTGCGTCTGAATACGGAGTTTCTCAACCTCAATCTGGTCTGCCTTAGCGGCTGCATCGACCTGATCCTTAAGTTTCTTGCGCTCCAACTCACCAGCCTTAAGCGCCAACTCCTGCTGCTGGATCTGTGTGATCGGATCTTGTGCGGCGGCCTGAGCGGCTTGTGCGGCAACCTGTTGACGGCTCTGACCCAGTACAACCTCGGAAGCCCGAGCAGAAATGCGTGCCAACTCGACCTCGACATCCTCTGGAAGTTTCGTATCCGGCGGTGGCAGGGGCACGCCCATGACATCTTCGAGCCGTTGACGGTAGGCAAACGCCAAATGTTCTGCAATATGAGCCTGCATCGCCGCTTGCATGACCGGAGCCTGCGGGTTTTGACCCAGTAATTGACGCATCTGTGGGTCTTGCATCAGGTTCATATGGACGCGAATATGGGCCTCGTGATCCTGATAAATAAAGGCTTTTAGCGGTTTTAGGTTCAATGCCGCCATGTTTTCGCTTACTGGATCTTTCGGAATCGCATCCTCCGACATCGGAATGAGTTTTGCCACGTTCCGCAAGCCCAAAATCTCCAACATCTGCCTATGTAACTGCGCCATATCGTAGAGTTGTGGGGCTGTCTGGGCTAACTGAATAGCCGCTTGGTACTGGACAATCCTCTGGCTTGCTGTGGCTGCGTTTGGATCAGAGACAGGTACAACCTCGATGATGTCGTAGTCTGCGCGGCTCGCTGGGAGGTACGCATTGTCCGAATCTGGCGTGTACTCGTAGGTCTCAGGGGCAAATTCAGCGATTATTGACGCCAAAAGCCCAAACTCCATCTTCATTGAGGCATGTAGACGGGCCTGAACCGCGCTCATGACCTTCAAACTACGCTCCAAGAGCGCTAAAGTAGTCCCAACCGGTGTTTCTTTGTTGACATCCGTGATTTTTAACTCTGCAACCGCCGCCAGCCCCCGCCCTTGCTGCACGATGTTGTCCATGAGGGACATAAGTACCTGCGAAGGCTCTTTGTAGGGCAGAAAAGCGATGTTTTCGCTAATTTTTCCGCTTGCAACGTCTACGTCTCGGAACTCTCCCGGGGAGATTGGGGTGTCATCACCCTTAATACGCAGTCCACGAGTCTTTAAACCACCGGGGAGGTTAGCCAAAGTGCCCGCATCAACGAGTTGACGCAGTAAAGATGTGCTTGACTTGGCATGCCCACCGATTAAATGGATCAATCCGTACCCGTAGAAGCCAAATCCGGGGATATAAACGTAATGAACGAAGTGTAGACGCTTGGATTTAAGGTCTTTTTCCTCATCTGGGTTCCAATTACGCCGTACAGCCAACACTTCTTGGCTTGATTTCTCGATTGTGACCACATATGGAATGGCAATCCCATTCTCATCACGCATCGGATCGTCTTCAATGTCCAGATCCACATGCATCTCAAGGATCTGATACCGGTCGTCGTGAATAATATTAGCCTCTTCACCCTGAACCTTGATCTCGCTACGGTCTGTGTTTGACTCATTAGGCTCTGGCAACTCAACATCGCGGTAAAACCCAGCCACCTGCAACTTCTTGACCTCGTTTTTAGTCTTACGCATCACATGCGTGTAACGCTCACAGGTCTGTAGGTCGCTTGCGCCGTAGGGCACGATGAAGTCTTCTGCTGGAATAAACACAGATACCTGCCGCTGGAAGG